GATGAGGGAACAGTTAATTACACCCGAGATGGTGCAGGAAGCGATACAACAAGCGGAGATTCCAACGGAACTGAAGGAAACTCTGCTGAATGAACTTCCAAACTTTGTGGAATATGTTGATGAAGCAACAAACAAAATCTTCAACCCCTCTGCCATCTGGCTTGAGTCACTCCAGTTTGCTGACTATGTGGAACAACTTGCTTCTCATCTCAGGGAAGAATGTGACGAAGGATGCAGAAAAGAAGTCACAGAAAAACTAATTCTTATGTCGGAGAACTTTAAAGAGTTAGCCGAGAACGCAATGACAGTTATTGATAAGTCTGAAAAGAGGATTCATAACCATGGCTCATAGCAACAAAGAGATGTTATCTATCGTGTGGTGTGACAACGGCACAACCGATGGCAAGTTTACTGAAGGCTTGGTCTACACATTGATTCACGCAGCAAGCGTTGGTGTGCCAGTTAATAACGCTATCCGTGTTCAGGGTAATCAGATTGCTCGTCAACGACAGGCTGCCATAGAGATGTGGCAACAGGTCAACACTGATTGGGCGCTGTGGGTTGACTCTGACATTGTGCTAACCAAAGAGATGCTCAAAACTCTATGGGATACGGCTGACAAAGTTGCACGCCCCGTAGTTAGTGGTGTCTACTTCATTAGTAAGAACATGGAAGGCTCGCTCATGCAACCTATGCCATGTATTTTTAATGAAACAGGCAACGAGTATGAGGTTCAGTATGTCCATCCTTTACCTAAGAACCAAGTAGTAAAGGTTGACAATGCGGGTATGGGTCTAGTGATGATGCACAAGAGCGTACTCAAAAGTTTAAACGAGAAGTTTCCAGGCGACTTTTGGTTTGGTGAAAACAACGAGCGTGGCGAGAAGTTTATTGGTGAGGACATTGCTTTCTTCCGAAAGGTCAAGGCTGCGGGCATACCCGTACATGCCCACACTGGTGTGATTGCCAAGCACATGAAACGGTTTGCATTTGATGATGCCTACTACAACCTGTACTGGGCAGCAGTTGAAGCAGCAGAGAGGAGAGAGCGTGAGTCTACAAAAGAGCAACAAGCGTAGAGGTGCAGCGTGGGAAATTGACCTTACTGATTGGTTTATGGAGCAAGGTTTAAACGCACAACGCTTACCTCGTGCAGGTCGCAATGATGTTGGTGATGTGTTTGTTCCAGGAGTTAACGGTGCCTATGTTGTTGAAGCCAAGGCTCCACGCCGTGATGGTCGCATTGATTTATCAGGTTGGATTCGTGAGGCAGAGATTGAGGCAGAGAACTACCGAGTTGCTAAACGACTAGCCGTTGCACCTACCCCACTGGTGATTATCAAGGCGAGCAACAAGGGAGTTGGTGAAGCGTATGTCGTTCAGAAACTCAGTGATGTCCTCGCCAACCTCTAAGCATGACATTGTAAAAGTATTAGAACACTACGGATTTGTAATCTCTACTAACCGTGGCGGGTGGCAATCAGTGCGTTGCGCCTTCCACAATGACCATGTAAAGTCTGCTCGTTTAAACATAGACAACGGTGGCTTTAGATGTTTTGCTTGCGACATGGCAGGCGATGTGTATTCACTCATTATGAAACGAGAAGGAGTTACCTATGGCGAGGCTCTCAAAATCGCAGAGAGAATTACTGGCGAAAGCAACGGAGAACTACGCAGGAAGCCTAGGCGAAGCGCTACCGTATCTAGCGAGTCGCGGTATAGCAGAGGAAACGGCTCGTATGTTCCGCCTCGGCTTCGTGGCGAATCCTGAAGCGGGGCATGAACCTTACCTTGGTAAGTTGGCTATCCCTTACTTGACTCCATCAGGTGTGATTGACATTCGTTTCCGTAGTTTAAACAACGACAGTGGACCGAAGTATCTATCAAGACCAGGAGCCAGCACCCACATTTACAATGTTCAGGCGCTCAATGATGATACAGATTTCCTTGTGATTTGCGAAGGTGAATTAGACACCATCATTGCTACGCAAGTGGGTTTTTCTGCAGTGGGATTGCCTGGTGCTAACAACTGGAAACCCTTTTACTCCCGTGTCCTTGCTGACTGGGAAAAGATTATGTTGTTCTGCGATGGTGATAACGCAGGCAAAGAGATGGCTAAGACAATCACCCGTGAATTGGACAATGTATTCCCCGTGTTCATGCCCGATAACCAAGATGTAAACGATGTGTTCCTTGCTGAAGGAGCAGAGGGATTACGCAAACGAGTGGGTGTTTAATTGGAACCAATACGCCAAGTATACGGTGACGGTAAGCGTGAGAAAATCATGGCTGCCAAACTTGCTGAACTTTACCCGTGGAAGTTTTATACCACGCCTCGCTTTTATTTTACTGACTATCATGTAACTAAATTGCACGGCAATGACCGTGAGAACTACATCGGTGACATGGAAATCAAGTGGCTTAAGAGTGACAGTAGTAAACCTGCCATTTTTCCATTCAATAAGTTACAACAGATGCTAATTGCTCCACCATATACAGATGGGGTTGAGTGTTTCCATCGTATTTGTTTTAGATTTGCTGATGGGTTGTTGATTGTACCAGCCCGTGAACTAGGCAATATCGTACCCGTATTCCATACCCGTTGGGATACTAAAGAGCGCGACCTTGTTATCTTCGTAGATGCTGCAGAGTTTAAACACTACTGGGTTGATGAGATAGTTAACGAGGAGTGACGATGGATAGCCAAGACAAAGTTTGGGAAACTATTTACGGCGTTGCCCGTCAAGTGGCAACCCGTGCTAACCGCATGCACCGTGGGATTGTAACCACTGACGATGTGTACCAGCACTTGTCTTTGTGGGCGCTTGAACACTGGCACAAGGTGGAGCAGTGGACAGCAGAAGAAAGCCTGAAGTTTAAACTGCGTAAGACTTTCTATAACGAAGCGCAAAAGTATGTTGCTAAAGAGCGCTCGCATTTGTCACGCTCACCAATGAATGACAGTTTTTATTACACACACGAGGTGTTGCATGAACTGTTGCGTGATGTGTGGACTCATGAAGGGTGGACTGATACGCCTGACATGAGTAGCGAATACATTTCACGCAGTGCTAAACCTTCAGAAGGTGGCAATCGTGTGGCGCTACTGTCAGATGTAGCAGCAGGACTGGAGCGTTTAAACAAAACAGACAGGGACTTGCTGCGCATGCGTTATGCCGATGGTGGTATGGAGTTTGGTGCGCTTGCTGAATCATACGGAACCACTGAGGAAGCCATGCGTAAGCGTGTCAAGCGTGCGTTAATTAAGTTGCAAGACAGGTTGGGTGGCGAAGCACCGCAGTGGCGTGGGCGTAGGCGTGTTCGTAGTAATGCAGAAGCAAGAGCAGAGATTAGAAACCAAGAGGAACAAGAATGATTTATCTTTGGCATTATTACAACAGATTAAAGTGTTTGTTTGGTGTCCACTTTTGGATTGGCACACTAGCAGGTGATGGTATTGACGACCCAGTTGAGTACTACTGGTGTATGACTTGCAACAAAGAACAGTTAGACGACCCATACAAGAAGGAGTAGGAATGATTATCGGACTGAGTGGATACGCTCGCAGTGGTAAAGATACAGTTGCCGAGTTATTAGTATTGAACTATGAGTTTAAACGCAAGGCGTTCGCTGATGGCATAAGAGATGCGTTGACTGCTTTGAATCCTATCTTGCATGATGGTCACCGTTTAAATGAGATAGTTCAGATGTATGGGTGGGACATAGCCAAGGCTAAAGATGAAGTGCGCCGTTTGTTACAGGTCATGGGTACTGAAGTAGGTCGCAAGTTAATCCATGAAGATGTGTGGGTGTGGCGTTTGTTTAATCAGATTGACACTGATGAGCGCATTGTTATACCTGATGTACGCTTTCCTAACGAAGCCCGCATGATTAAAGAGCGAGGCGGAGAAGTGTGGCGTATAAACAGACATAACCACAGCGCAGTCAATGACCACATTAGTGAGCGTGCCATGGATAACTATATGTTTGACCGTGTTGTATACAACGATGGCACCCTTGATGATTTGTCTGACGAAGTATTTATGTTGATGAGGCA